CCCTCTCCATGAGTTTCAAAATGCTCCTTAATGTATTTCTTTCTCCAACTCTTAGAGTCAAAAACAAAAAATACAGAACTGATGTTTTCCTTAAAAGGAGCAAGGATACTTCCGAGGTAATTTACTGAAAAAGCTCTGAATGTATCCTTGCTTACCTGCTTAAGCATGAATTTATCGTCATTCAACAGATCAGAGACGTAATACTTTTCGCCCACGCGCTTGTCATTAGCTAGGATATTCTTCGCTATGCTAACGGCTACGTTAAGAAAGGCATTTCCATCAATGATTAAATTCATGTTTGTTTTATTTAGGTTGTTCTACATTAGGTTGAGGTTTGCTCAACGTTTTAATAGCCTTTGCGATTAGCTCAGCTTCATCTAAGTTAAACACTCCTTTTGCTTGGCAATGGTTAGCTGATGAAATTAGCACAAGCACTGCATGTTCGGGAGTTAGGTTTGCCAAGAATTTTTCGTAATCAGCTTGGTCAGTGTAACTTATTGAAGAAAGTAATGTTGCAATCGGCTGAGGATTACCCTCAGCTTGAGGAGTTTCAACGATAGTTTCTTCTACTGTAGTTGGGTTTTTCTTATTTGCCATGTTATTTGGATATTTTTATAGATCTGCGAATAAATCGTCTAGGTCATCAGATTTTGCCGGAGCTGATTTTGCTGGAGCGGCCTTTGCTACTGGAGCAGGATCACTTGCGAAATCATCATCGAGATCGATTGACATTGAACTTGATTTTGCGGCTGGCGCTGGAGAGAATTCAATATCTTCTCCCATTGGAGCCTGAGAACGATTTACTGGTTTTGAGTTAGTAAAGTGCTTCTTCATTCTCTCGTCCTTTGTGTTTGCAACCAAGTTTTCAATGATTTGCTTGTAAGGAACGATTGCTTTAATGTAGTCTGCAACCTTTTCATACTCAGAGTCGGTCCATTCTTTCAAGAAGTATTGGCTCATGTCTGGCGAATTCTTTTTAAAGTATTCACTAGTGAATTGCATTACCTTAGGATCAGTAGAAACTGGAATTTCTTTACCTCCATGAGTAATGATTAATGGGCTAACTTCATTCATGAATTTACTTGAGCTGAAATCTCTCCATGCTTTAGTTTTACGCTTGATAACCAATACGAAATCCTTACCTTGTGTAAGAGAGAATGGATTGATTTTTTGAGTCGTTACTAATTCAGACTCTGGATTAATTTCTTGCTGAATCAAGTTATCAATTGTGTAACCGTATGAGTACACTTTGATTTGACCTTCCAAGTTAGGAAACTGAGGGTCTTTCTTGATGTAGACACAAGAATAGTAATTGTAATAACGATTGAAGTACTTTTGAATTTCCTCAACGATTTGAGGTTCCTCGTTTTTCAAACGTTTCAACTCTAGGTCTAACGTCCAAAGAATTGATGAAGCGCCTGTTGTTGAAGGGCAGTCCACATACAATTTTTCATTGGTTAGCGGGTTGATTAACTTAGCTGCATACTTTTTGTAGCGGCTTTTAGATGGATCCGTTACCCATGGGATAAAACGAATTACTGATTTGTAAATACCGTTCTGACCTTGGTCTGGACCGGGATTGTACATGTTCTCGTCAACTTTACGAGCGGCGGATGATGATTTACCTGAGAAATCATCGAGATTGAGATTGAATAGATCTTCCATGTTCAAAAATGATTTTAATTTATAAAATTGTACTAAAAAACCGTAAGTAGTTTCAAAAAATAAGGGCGAGTTTTTTAGACCCGCCCTTTAATGTGAACTTTTTATTAAGATATTAAGCTTTAGGCTCGTTAGTCTTTGCTTCTTGAACGTGAGTTCTGCCGGCTTGACAAACTGCTTTAATATCTTGCAAAAGTTTACGAGTTCTAGTTCCAGCAGACTTGTTACCTTTTTCGTAGAACTTCACAGTTTCGTTTTCAAGTTGAGAAACTGCTTCTTTTAATTCAGTTAACCATTGTGGTGTCATAATTTCAAAGATTTTTTGTATCTTATATAATAAAAATTCACCCGGTTTTAAATGTTAATAAACTTTGTTGGAAAATTTGGCTTCTGGATAGACTTGTTTTGTGAATTTTATCCATGCCCTAATGACTTTATTGAATTGTTCGTCAGTCAGCAAGCCTGACTTGGTAAAAGGCCTTAGATAGAGTTCAAATTCTTGATCTATCGGAATTCTCTTTCGGACAGCTGATGCATGCATACCTGCAACCATTGCTGGAATTTCGTCAGACAGTAAAAAATACTTATATGAGGACTCTGCGCCCGATCTAACCTTTCCTGGCGTTTTAATTATGTGTCCAGTTCTACGGTTGATTCCGGTTTGGAGCAGATGTTCTATTTCGTGCCTAACGTATTCAACTAATTTATGATTAAGAATCTCATAACTTAGAGGTTCTGCCTCTGGGCTAATGTATAGAACTAATTCTAGCTCAGGTTCATCGTAATCTGAAGCATTTGGGATGTACGCGTTCGCGTCTAGTGCAAAACCGTTATCTTCAAAATTTAAAACTTCCCAAGGTAGAGTTTTAAAGTGAGCTGATCTTCGTGGATTAAATTGAACTACTCTTTTAACTATAAAATTTAGACTAAACTCCAATGGATCAGAATACGTGAATTCTTTGTGAATTGCTTTTCCTGGCTTGGTACCAGCAGTACTTTTCACAATCGAGAAAAGATCGTGAGCTATTGCAATGGCAAGAGAATCAAACTTTGATTCATATATGAAGTTACTAAAGCGCTTTATCATTTATGGGTTACGAAAATTAGGTCAAGCTTAGCAGTAGACGGAATTAATTTAGTATCATAATCAACGTCAACATCGCCTCGATCTTTACCTAGTTTATTTGAGGTTGCGGCTCCTTTTAATTTATCAAATAGAGTCTTTTCAATCTGTTTTTTACCGCTTACCGCTTGAGACAAATCATCTTTGTTTGTATCTAGCTTGGAATCAGTGATCCATTTGTCAAGATCAGCTTGATTGATTTCGTATTCTTTATATCTCTTTACTCCGCCGCCATCAGCGTACTTAGAGTGCCAAGGTTTATCGGCATCTAAAAATACAACTTTAAATACTGAAGTTGTAGCGGTTGGAGCAGGAGCATTTGGATCAGGGGGTAGTGTTGCACCGGCTAACGGGTCAGACATTGGCGCTCCTCCTAAATCAGGAGGTGGCGGTGGAGGTGATGATAACGGATCAGCCTCTGGAGCTGGAGCAGGTTCAGCAGCTGGTTCCGGGGCTGGAGCTGTCTCTTCTTCCTCCAGTAATAACTTGAATTTGTCAAATGATAGTATTTCCATGGTAGTATTATTTATAAACCAAAAATGGGGACACAAGGCCCCCATTTGATTGAAATTACGTTAAATTTATGATCCGCAAGCTAGACATTCATCCTTGTTATCAAGAGAACAGACAATATCATTTGCATTCTGTAGAGTGTCGTCTTGAGTCACCTGAATGACCGGTTGTGATTTAGCAGAGGCATCTACACCTAGGCCAGCAATGGCTGACGTAGCAGCTTCAGTTCTTAGATAGTACATGCCAGTTTTAAGTCCTCTTTTCCAAGAATGAAAGTGAGCTGATGTTAATTTAGCAGTATTAACATCCCTAAAGAAAAGATTGAGAGACTGTGATTGGCAAATGAATTTACCCCTATCGGCAGACATGTCAATAATGGTCTTTTGAGATATTTCCCAAACCGTTTTGTAGATCAATTTAATCTCATCAGGAATGTTTGGAATATTTTGTACTGAGCCTTTTTCCACGATGATTCGATTTCTCATTGTGTCTGACCAAAGGCCAAGTTCAGCAAGATCTCTAACTAAGTGTTTATTAACTGTGATGAATTCACCGGCTAGTGTTCTACGAGTCCCAATATTAGAGGTAAATGGCTCAAAGGCTTCATTATTACCCATAATTTGAGCAGTAGAAGCAGTTGGCATTGGAGCAAGCAATAAAGAGTTTCTAGCGCCGTGCTTCATTAACTTTTTACGTAGTGCAGCCCAATTCCATCTACCTGACAATTGTTCGTCAGTAAAGCCCCATAAATTGAATTGAAATTGTCCAGAGCTTAGTGGAGAACCTTCATACGAAGAGTAGGCTCCATCTTTTTTAGCTAGGTCAATTGAGGCTTCCATTGCTGCATAATAAATGGTTTCATGAATCTCTTCATTAAGCTTTTTAGACTCTTCATTTCCAAATTCCAATCCCATTAGTGCAAAGGTATCGGCTAATCCTTGAACACCTATTCCAATTGGACGATGTTTTAGATTAGACGCTTTAGTTTCAGGAGTTGGATAAAAATTGACATCAATGACTTTATTTAAGTTAAGAGTTGTTTGATAGGCAACTTCATATAAAGCAGTATGATTGTATTCAGCCGAAGGCTTTCGTAATTTGCCAGTCTTTTTGCCTAAAACTACAAATTGATTTACTGGAATAGAAGCTAGGTTACAAACAGCCTGCTCATCCTTTGAGGTGTATTCAATGATCTCAGTACACAGATTTGAAGATTTAATAGTGCCTAAATTCTTTTGATTTGATTTACGATTAGCTGAATCTTTAAAAAGAATATAAGGAGTACCTGTTTCAATTTGAGACTCTAGAATTTTTTGCCATAGTACACGAGCTTTAAAAGTTCGACGACCCTTACCTTCAGCTTCAAGACGAACGTAATTGTTTTCAAATTCTTCTCCGTACATTTCCCAAAGCTCGCAATCAATTTCAGCTGGACAGAAAGTTGTCCAATCACCATCCTCTTCAACACGTTTCATGAATAGATCAGGAGTCCACATTGCTAAGAAAAGATCTCTTGCTCTACGTTCTTCCTTACCGTGATTTTTTCTAAGTTCAATAAAATCTTCAACATCATCGTGCCAAGGTTCTAGGTAAACTGCAAATGATCCTTTACGTTTTCCACCTCCTTGATCAACGTATCTGGCAGTTTCATTATAAACCTTTAGCATTGGAACAATTCCATTTGATGTACCGTTCGTGCCTTTGATGTAAGAACCAGTTGCTCGGATATTTGAAATAGCGATACCAATTCCGCCAGCATTCTGCGAAATTGCAGCAACATCAGAAAGAGTTTTATAGATTCCTGAAATTGAATCATCGTTCATTGTTAGTAGGAAACATGAAGATAATTGAGGTCGTCTGGTTCCAGCATTGAATAGAGTTGGAGTTGCATGAGTCATTTGGTGAGTTGATAATAATTCATACGTCTTAAGAACATTTTGAATGTCCATTCCCCAAATTCCTACAGCTACTCTCATGTAAAGATGTTGAGGAGTTTCAGCAGGTTGACCGTAAGTTTTTAGTAAGTAGCTCTTCTCGAGAGTTTTAAACCCAAAATAGTCAAAGGTAAGATCCCTATCATGAATGATTGCCTCATTTAAAGTGTTCTTGTATTTTTGAACAGCTTCATAAGTTTCATCTGAAATAATGCATGCATTCTTACCGGTCTTAGGATCTATGTAGTTGTATAAGTGATCGATTGTATCACTAAAAGATTTGTGAGTAGTCTTATGTAATCGAGTTATTGCAATTCTAGCCGCAAGAACTGAGTAATCTGGATGGATGTAGGTCAAAGCCGCTGCGGTTTCTGCGGCTAATAAATCTAGCTGTTGAGTACTTATTCCATCGTAAATACCGGATACGACTTTAGTTGCAACCTCTAGGGCATCAACATAATCGGTATTTAATCCGTATGTTTGTTTTTTAATTCGGTTCGTGATTTTATCAAGCTTCAGCGTCTCACTGTGGCCATCTCTTTTTATTACCTTCATTTATTTAGTTTTTGCTGTTTTTTAAAAATCTGCGTCTAATGAAAATCCTGCGTCTCCTCCAGATTTAACTCCAGCTTTTTGGTATTCGCCAACCCTCTTTTCAAAGAAATTAGTTTTACCGTTTAGCGCAATGTTAACCATGAAGTCAAAGGGATTCGTTGAGTTAAAAACTTTTGCGCAACCTAAATCGGATAGTAATCTATCGCTAACAAATTCCAAGTATTGTTTCATTAAGTCAGAATTCATGCCTATCAATTTAACAGGGAGAGCCTCTGTGATAAATTCTTTCTCAATTTCCAAGGCAGATAATATGATTTCCTTTATTCTTTCTTCTGAAACTTTATTAACTACGTGATTGTTGTGTAGGTGAACTGCAAAGTCTGTGTGAGATCCTTCATCTCGTGAAATAAGTTCATTAGAAAAACTTAGTCCTGGCATGAGGCCTCTTTTCTTAAGCCAAAAAATAGAACAGAATGAACCTGAGAAAAATATACCCTCAACCGCCGCAAATGCAATTAGTCTTTCTTGAAATGTAGAGTTCTTGATCCATCTGAGGGCCCACTCGGCCTTCTTTGCAACAGCTGGGATGGTATCAACCGCTCTAAATAGATGCATTTTTTCTTCTGGGTCGGTAATGTACGTATCAATCAAGAGAGAATATGTCTCAGAATGAATGTTTTCCATCATGATCTGAAATCCATAAAAGAATTTTGCTTCTGGGTACTGGACTTCCTTAACGAAGTTCTCAGCCAGATTCTCATTAACGATTCCGTCGCTAGCAGCAAAAAATGCCAATACGTGTTTAACGAAATGACGCTCGTCATCGTTTAATCGAGATCTCCAGTCAACTAAGTCGGCGGCTAGATCAATTTCTTCAGCTGTCCAGAATGAAGCTTCTGATTTCTTGTAAAATTCCCACAAGTCATGGTGCTGAATTGGGAAGACAACAAATCGATTTGGATTCTCTTGTAAAATAGGTTCCATCATGTTCTTTATTATTATAGATTAAGTGTAAATGTGATGTAAAGTTCGAATTATGGTGTCGTGTGCTTGGTTAACAGAAACTCTGTTGTTTAAATGGTTAACCTGAAGAGCACCGAACATAAAAAAGAGTGATATTTTATCATTCGATCTTTGCATCTTGATTATTTATTCGAATATAAAATACCACTCTTTGCGGTTTTTGGTTTAAATAAAGTCGAACTTCAATTGTTTCCTGATTGTATCAACTCTGTGAACTTTAATTTGACCTTCGTCGCTAATTTTAGTTCTACCTTTTAGATGGTTAACATCCGTGTGAAATACTTTGTCAGAATCAGGCATCTGAATCTCTAAATTAAAGTTTTGTTTATTTAGAGTAAATTCTAAAGTTTTACCTTCAATTGAATCCTTTAGGCTTTGCCAGATTAATTGATCTTCTCCGATTTTTTCTAAAGCATCGGTTAGAATTATTCTAGGTTCACCTTTCTTAAGAACAATATCCTTGATGTAGAATTCGATCTGGTCTCCAGATTTATAGTTTTTGCTAACTTCTTCATAATTAGCAAATTCGGTTTTGTGTAATAGTCCAGTAAAGTAGTTCTGGAATTCAACGAACATTCCGAAATCATAAGGCTTATTTGTTAGAATACCTGTGTATTTTTCACCAAACTTAAGTTCATGAACTCGTTGAGGTAGGGTCTGTTTAATGTACTTCTTGTAAGAAACAATAAATAGGTCATTTGCAGAATCGTAATTCTCAATCATTACTGGAATTTCCTTGTTCAAGTACTCGTTAAAGTCTCTAATTACGTTAGCTGCAGCATGCGATCCAGGTAAGAAACACTTAACTGTGCCTTTGTAAAGAGCAAGGTATCCACCTTTGACTAAGTTCGTAACTTTAACGTAGAACCATTTTTCAGTCTTAATGAATTCTTCAAGATCTTCACGGTACGTTAATGCTGCACATCGTTTTTCAGAACCTAAAAAGTCTCCACCTTCTACTTTATAGATGACAATTTTAAAGCTTGCGCTTATTTCATTGTGAACTAATAATGATGGCTCTTCAGTAAATTCCCTAAATGGAATGAATATGGTTGATAGAGTTGCATCGTCTTGAGCTTCAATCATTTTATTATCGAAGTCTACACGTTTTGCAGTTACTTTACATACTCGACCGACTTCAAAGTCCTTATTTGCAGGTTTTAAAAGTGTTCCCGAAGAATAGTAAAGGTCGTAAAGTTCTTGAGCATACGGTTCTTTACAAAAGATTCGTACCCCCGCTTTTTTGTCCGCTGGAGTTAATTTGATTTTATGATTGATTTTACTATTGCCTTGGCTAAATAGCAAATCGAAATCAATAACTTCTTGCGTGTTTTGGTTTTTTTGCATAAATGTCGTATTAATGAGATTAACTACTTAATTATACACAGAAACCTCTTCTAGTTTTAAAAATTAGTGAACTCCAGGATCTTTGGTAATCATCCTAGCTCCGGTGAATATGCCTGGCATTTTTGTTGCAAATATTAGGCTACCGGTTGAGGTTAAACTTGATCTCCACGCAATTTCATCCAAAAATATTGCAAATAGTGGATTCTTATGGGTCAGTCTTTCCCATGGAGGAAGATCATCCTGATTGACGAATGGATTTGCTGCAATTCTAGCGATCTTGACCCCTGGCTTACTCGCCAAAGCTGGTGCTAAGATTGCGGCCAAATACGCAACTTCCTTTAATACTGGTTCAGCCGCAGTCACAACCGGTAGGTATGCGGCTCGAATTATATTAATGGCATCAAGATTCATGAGTTTAGTCTTAGATGAATTTGGAATCTTAAGTTGCAAAGCTAAGATGATTAGCTTTATTGGTAGAATGAATGGGTTGGCAGATTCAATAACATTAAGAGATAGATCCTTAAAACTTTGTGCAATATTTAAAATTGGGACGACTATGCTCTTTAACGGTTCTAGGATTCCGTCAATTGCCGCGAATAGTAGGCCTCTAATTAATTCAACAAGATCAGTAGAAGTCATTAGTGCAAAATAAGAGACAAGATCCAATGGAATATTTGGAATCTTAGGTAAGGTCAAGACTATACCGTTTGGTAATTTTACCGAAACTGTTCTTGAAATATTAGTGGTAGAAACTGTCGCGAATTGGGAATCTCCACACGGTACTTGCTTAATAATTTCTTGAAGAGTTGGAGATTCTACGCTAAGCCCCGTAAATTCTAGTAGATTACCAGCATCGGACAAGAGCCTTAATAGTAATTCAAGCAAATATGCGATTGCGGCTTTTAGTAGAGGTTTTAGGATAGCATTCAATGGAATTACGATTGGTACTGGAAATACTGGACCAAGCGGAATTGGCGCCTGAGGTATGTGAGTTGCGGCTAACACCGGTAATATCATTGTTTTAAATATTGCAACCACATCCGGAAGAGCAGGAATTGAAATTGGTGGAAACGCTGATAGGGTTGCATCGAATAGAGATTTTACTGCGTCTATTCCAATATTTGAGGCAGCCTCACCGAACATGTTCTTTAGAGTTTCAATAGTTAGTCCTTGTAAAAATGCATCTAATAAAGCATTAAAAATAGCAATTGCCGCTAATACTTGAGGAGACGGTAAATTATTCGGTTTAGCAGATTCAGTTGCACAGCACGGAGCAGAAGGATCAAATAGCTTGAGAGTAGGTGGAGTTAGAGCAAGTGAAGATAGTGCAAACGCTGCTTTGATTCGCTTCTTTCGTAATTCATTGGCTTTTGCAATATCGGCCTTTCGATCTTCTGGTAAATTAGGATCAATGTCTTCATCTGTCGTTTTATCCCCAGTTGCATGAGCCAAGGCATCATTTGCAAACTTCTTTATTGCTTTCTTAAATTCATTAACATCTTCTAATTTATTTAGGTTAAATTCTTTCTTGGGTATGTCTAATTTACTTGGATCAATTTGTGATGCAAACTTTTTAATTAAGGCAATTAGGTTTGTGGATTTTAGATCAGGTACAAGCTCTCCCCTAGCAGCTTTTTCAATTAGAGGTTGAACCGCAGTGACTGCTCCAGGCAGTTTAGGATTATGTCTAGTTGGATTCTTTGGAATTGATATTGTGCCCAAATTAATCTTATCAATGTACGATTCAAAATCAGAAAGTACGCTTTGAATTTTGTCGGTCAATCTAATTGGATCAAGAGCTCGAGCCTTGTCCTTTGCGGCAAGCCTGTCCTTTGGATCAGTAATATCCTCAGCTGAGACTACGCCCTTTTGTCTAGTCGATCTGGTTTTTTCCTTTAATCGAGTAACTGCATTTATCTGCATGTCTCCCAAAATCTTAAATTGAGCATTGAGATCTGCCTTAAATTTAGTAGTGATATTAATAAATTCCTCAGCCGCACCTCCATCAAGCGCAGCAGATGATGCTTCAAATTGGCCTAAGTAATTTTGTAGGTAGAATTGAGGATCAATTTCCTTGATCACACGGCCGTCTGGAGTTTTAATTGACGGATTTTTACCTTGAGCAAGATCAGCTGCAAACGCGGCTAATCTAATTGCCTTTGACGAACTTGCAGTTACTTTAATCGGTACTAATAATGAGCCTTTGATTAATTGGCCTTTATGTGGATTTGAATTACTCAAGCCGATTGGATTATCTGATTCACCAGACGTATCAATCTCAAATCCATACTTAATTGCACC